GAAGCGGCATTGCCTGTTTGTCCGTAGTAAGGTGCTATACTATCAGAGTAGCAGTAGGAGGGCAGCCAAGCCACCCATACCAAAAATAGCTTTCTCTTTAACATCTGGTTTATCCATATCTTTTAGCTCTTGCTCAGTTTGTTCAACGTGAGTCTCCCAACCGAGTTTAGCCGCTTCACCAATTAGACCGTTGTATGGGCAAGGAGTTCCGGCGTGCATCATGGCATCAAAGACTTTTTGATCTTGACACATGACAGACACAGCGGCTACCTTCATACCCATGTCGTATAGTGTTTTAGCGTTCTTGAGACGAATACAGTTTTCTTCTGTAAACGTAGTACCTGCACTGATACCTAGAATCTGAGTTTGTACAGCGCCAGCAACACCAATAGTACACAAGTCTGAATTCGAGCCTGCACTGAACTGTGGCGAAATCGCACTTGGTGGGGGTTGCTTTATTGTAGTAGTCATGTTACCCTGTGTAGTAACAGTACTATCAGTTGTTGAGTGTGTAGTAATTGGATCGTCAAGTGTGCCTGCACCCGTCAGTACAGGATCTTGTGCAAAAGCAAAAGATGATAGTAGACTTAACGCTACACCATATAGCATCGGTTTAAACATTTTTTTGACCTCAATCATTGTTTCATATCTTTTGATATTTATGTATTGTGGTTACTTGACAACCAGAAAAAGTTGTGGTATAATCCTATTATGGTTATGAGATAAGACTATATACTTTATAGCGTACCTTTAAGGAGAGAACTATGTCGTTGAAAGAAAAGTTTTTATCTTATGTTGAGTTACAACACTCAGCAGAACAAGCAAAATGCGCTTACGGTGCAAGTAGTGATCAATCAGTTAAAGCGTTTGAGAAAGCAAATAGTGCAAAGCGTGAACTAATCACGTTGATTGAGGGTTACGAAAGTGGAGAAGCATAAGCCTAATCTATATGTAAGTGGCATCTATCTACGTGATCGTGAACAGTGGATGGGTAACTTTGAAGCAACACAAGAAGAACTTCTGCACTACTCAGAGCATGACGTTCAAACTGTAGAAGAGCTTGACATAGTAATGACAATGGCTATAGCTCAATATGAATACCAGAGATGGTGGGAATCAGTGAAAGGAAAATAAATTATGTTTGGTGCAATACCACTTGACTTATTAATGCAAGTAGCGTATGATAATGGATATCGTGAACAGCTTAACTTCTTCGATGAGATGCCGCCTGTTATATACATCTCTAGAAAGAAGTTAGATTCTGTCGCCATGGGATTTAATTGGAATAATTCTGGTTATATATCATCTAAAGATCACCCAGCTTTTACTGAGCTACGTGATCGACTAGAGCGTGAAGGTTACATCAAGACTGAGCGATCATGGCATAATGGTGATCGTGTACTTAAGCCATTCTATTTAAATAATATGTATTTTGACGTAGGTGAGCAATTCAGTTGTGCGCCTGCACTTGGAGGTAGTTATGACATTGCCAAGAGAAAGAACGTTCTCAGTGCTCAATACGGAGGCGTTTCTGATCGACCTTTTAGACCCGAAGAAGACACCGAGAGTCCCGAAGGAGATACGCCAGAGGGCTGCCCGTTTACTCAAGCACTACCCTTCTAAATATTACTTAGAAGAAGCGGCTGAACAAGCACCCAATGTATTTGGAGATATATAATGAATATACAACATAATCCTATCACTGATATTGAAAAAGTGATTAAGCATTACAGTGAACGTGATGGTGTAGATATTAAGTACGTTTGCACGTCTGCAATACAAGAAGGTAATGCAACAGCCGCTGATATCTTTTATCGTGACACACCTCATCCACAATTCGGTAACAGATACTTTGGTCTGTTCTATCGATACATCGATGAGATCAACAACCCTCAACTAATGATCACATCCGCAGACAATATTGAAAATTTAGACTTCAATATGGTTGACAACGGTGAAGAATTAGTGTATAGTCAACACAGACATGATTACAGAAAAGTCAGTGAAGATGTTTATATTGATGGTGGTAGAGCATATCTACGACTATCATATAACGAAAAGCCCACAGTTAAACTACTCAAAGTTCGTGATGGAGAATTTTATGAAAGTGAAGATAGGGACGTATCCTGACCGCTTGCAGTGCGGCTTGTACACTCGATATCTAACTAATAAGTATGGATACGCTAACTGGCCTGACAAAAAAGATGAGACACGCTTTGAGCGATTCTTAGACAAGCTAGAAGACTTCATTCAGGCTTGTTACACTCCAATCAATTACTTTCTAGATAAACGTCAACGCAAAGTCAAAGTCCACATTGACAGATGGGACACGTGGAGCATGGACGAAACACTAGCTCATATTGTACTTCCTATGCTGAAGCAGTTGAAAGACACTAAGCACGGTGCACCACAAGTTGACTATAAAGACGTACCAAAAGAACTACAACCGACACGTAAAGAAATCAATGCGTACAACAGCTACGGTACCACTGATGAGAATTTCTTTAAACGTTGGGATTGGGTCATGGACGAAATGATCTTTGCATTCGAGTCTAAACTGACTGATTGGGAAGAGCAGTTCTACTCAGGTGATACTGATATTGTCTGGGTGAAAGAAGAAGATTCTAAGTACTTTAGAATGGAAAAAGGATCAAACGACACATTCGAGGTCGATTGGGATGGGCGCAAAGCTTATCAAGAACGAATTACAAACGGCTTTAGACTGTTTGGCAAATACTACGAATCACTATGGGATTAAATAACTAATGAAAAAAACAGGTGACATTTTGGATATACTAGCTGGTCCATCTCGAAACACTAACAAATTCACACATCGATCACCGATCAATCTGCATGAGTTTTATCTGAGTGGGCACATTGAGTCTTCTGAAGAATATGTTGATTGGTTCGATATCATTCGCAACTCAGGTCCAAATGATATCATTAAGATTTACATCAACTCTTACGGTGGGGATCTGTTTACTGCAATACAGTTCTATCGTGTATTGAAAGAGACTGAAGCAAGTATCATTGTATCTGTAGAAGGTGCGTGTATGAGTGCCGCTACTATTCTGTTCTTGTGTGGCGATCAAGTAGAAGTATCAGAACACTCTATGTTCATGTTCCATAACTACTCAGGTGGCGCACGAGGTAAAGGTGGTGAGATGTTAGATCAACTTCTGCATGAGCGTACTTGGTCAGAGAAGCTAATGCGAGATGTGTACAATGACTTCTTGACAGATGAAGAAATTGATGCTATGCTTGACAACAAAGATATCTGGATGGATGGTGAGCAAGTAATCGAACGTCTACATGCTAAGATCGAAAAGCAGAAAGATGTTGAAGAAGAACTTGTTGAAGACGTTGTTGAAGAAGAAGTGCCTGCTAAGAAAACACGTAAGCGCAAAGCAAAAACTGAGGAGTAAATTATGAGCAATCCGCTAGAGGAAAAGCCAGAGTACGTAGTCGTTACATGCATTAGTTCGTATCGTATGAGATATGTCGTACCAATGGATGAGCTACAGAAGTTGAACCCAGACGATCCTGTAGATCCATCGTGGGCTCTTGACTGTGTGACTATGGAAGAAGTGAAAGAGTTTTCGCAACGTCACGTTGGTGAGCAGATCATCGATGCGCAAGTAGTTAAAGAACCAGAAATTCTACAGTTCTTTGACGCTGATAATGAGTATGCATCTAGTTGGGATGAAGAGTACAAGCTAGCCTGTATTCGACATTGGAAAGAGAACCCAACTGAAGAAGAGGCTGAAGCCTTTGAGAAACTACGCCAAGAGTTTGTAGCTAGACGAAACGCATCGGAGTAAATCATGAAACTTAGATTTGAGCTTTTTTGTGCAAAACAATACATACGTCACAAGCGTAGAAATTTTAACTTATGTCGAATTATTGACTTGACATTTGGTGAAGATTATTGTATGATGTGTTGGTTAGAGCATAAGATTGGTCAAATCTAACACAACCTTAACAATGGAGATATACTATGACACGTGAAGAAGTGATTGCTAAACTAAAAGAAGGGTTCGTATCAATCGAATTCGAAAAAACTGACGGTACTGTACGACCAATGGTTGCTACACTAGATGAAGCAGTACTACCACCAGCAAAGCCATTAGCGCCAGGCGAAACGCCTAAGAAAAAAGCTGATACTGCACTTGCTGTTTGGGATATGGATGCGGCAGGTTGGCGTTCGTTCCGTTGGGACAAACTACGTTTTGTAGATGGAGTAGACTTGCCAAATGGGATTCAATAAGATCACAGGCGTCAATGAAGATGGTAAGGGTGGCACAGAACTAATGGCTGCCCGCATCTTCAGCGATGTTAATCAATCTTTACTTGATAACTTTCAGATCATTCATAGTCGCTTTGCTGATTGTGATCTTGATCCAAAGAAAAAGAAGATACTAGTCGTACACGATCTACCTAATGATCCAATGTACGAGACACTATCAAATGGTGGCTGGGAGCAGTTTGATAAGATTGTATTCGTATCATACTGGCAACAGCAAATGTTCAAAGCGTATCGTGGTGTTCCGTATGCCGCTGGCACTGTAATTCGTAATGCAATCAAGCCCATTGAGACGCATGAGAAGCCTGATGATAAGATTCGTCTTATCTACTTCTCTACACCTCATCGTGGTCTAGACTTGCTTTATGCGGCTTTCAATCAACTCGCTAAAGAGTATGACAACATCGAACTGAATGTCTTCTCTTCGTTTGGGTTGTATGGATGGCCTGAGAACGACAAACCATATCATGAACTCTTCGACAAGCTACGTGCTCATAAGAAGATTAATTACTATGGTTCTGTTTCTAATGATCGCATTCGTGAAGAACTGAAGAAGAATCACATTCTAGCGTATCCATCAACGTGGGAAGAAACATCTTGTCTCACACTGATAGAAGCAATGAGTGCTGGTCTATTCTGTGTTCACTCTTCGCTAGGCGCTCTACCTGAGACTAGCTTCGGTATGACAGCAATGTACGACTTCCATGAGGATCCACACGTACACGCTAATCGATTCTATGTTGAGTTGAAGTCTGCCATTGAACTTTATCAGAATGCTAATAGACGTAGATCGATCTATCAGCGTCTAACTAACGATAAAGTGATTGCTGATTTCCACCACTCTTGGGATGTTCGCAAGCTAGAATGGAATAATCTTTTAAAAAGGCTCTTGACAGACTCGAATTGATTTGCTATCATTGCATAGTAAATTAAATCAAGGAGAAAACTATGGCTACTAAACGTCAAAAAATTCGTGAAGAGATCGCAAAGACACGTGGTCCCGTCAAGAAGATCAAGCGCAAGCGTAAGCCTATGACAGAAGAGCAACGTGCGGCCGCCGCTGAACGATTAGCGAAAGCACGTGCAAAGAAACTAGAAGAGCAGGGTGGACCTAAAAACGTTCACCCTGACGTTCTAGCACTAGACGATGATGACAATCTATCGCTTAAAAATGTTCGTCAATGGATAAAGACACAGAAAGACTTGTTAGCAGTTGCACGACAAGATGAGCGAAAGAGTGTGAAAGGCGCTACTGCTAAAGTAGCACAAATCACAGGCTACATCCGTAGTCTTGAGCGATACATCAAAGATGGTGTATATACTGATATGTTCTGGGGTGAGTATCAACAGAACAAGATGACGCCAGTGTGCTTAGTTATGGCTTACGATAAAGACGGTAATCCTAAACGAGCAACTGGTACATACTATCCAGATATCGCTGGTGTCTATATTGGACCTGGTAAGATCGAACGAGATGGTGAAGTGATTGAGGTTGACTTTGTTTAACCCTTGACAGGAGACTCTATATTGTGTTAATATATACTAACACAGATATGGAGAAATTATTATGATTCTAGTAGACTTAAACCAAGTTATGATATCGAACATGATGGCTCAGATCGGTAATCATAAGAACATGCCTATTGATGAGAATATGCTTAGACATATGATCTTGAATACGCTAAGAGCCAACCGTATGAAGTTCAAAGACGAGTTCGGTGAACTTGTTATCTGTGCTGATGATAAAAACTATTGGCGCAGACAACAGTTCCCGTACTACAAGGCTAGTCGCAAGAAAAGCCGTGATCAGTCTGAACTTGATTGGAATGCAATCTTTACGTCACTGAATAAGATTCGTGAAGAGCTAAAAGAGTTCTTCCCGTACAAAGTTATTCAGATCGAACATGCAGAAGCAGATGATGTGATTGGTACAATCGTTCACAAAGAGGGCACTGAACTAAACACTGGTGAACCTATTCTGATTCTGTCTGGCGATAAAGACTACATTCAGTTACATCGTTATGCGAACGTGAAGCAGTACGATCCTACACGTAAACGTTGGATCACTCACTCTTCACCAGAGAAGTATTTGTACGAGCACATCATTAAAGGCGATGCTGGCGATGGTGTACCAAACATTCTTTCTGCTGATAATTGCTTTGTTGTAGGCGAACGACAACGCCCTATTACTAAGAAACGTCTTGAAGAGTGGCAAGACATAAATACGATGAAAGACGAAGTAAAACGTAACTACTTACGTAACAAGTCACTGATCGATCTTGAGCAAGTACCACAGCATATCAAAGATCAGATTCTTGAAGCGTGGAGTATTGACGAAGGTCGTAATCGAGGTCAGTTGTTGAATTACTTTATTCACAATAAACTAAAACACTTAATGGAAGCAATATCGGAGTTCTAATGTCTACAATATCTTTGGCTGAAGTGGTAAACAAAGCCTGTGAATTGAAAAAGAAAGAAGATAAGATCGAATGGCTACGAGCAAACAACTCAAAGCCACTTCGTAATATCTTGAAAATCATGTACGATAAAAGTTTGGTGCTTAATATTCCTAAGTCGGATCCACCATACACACCATCTGAGATGCCAGAGTCTCATGGTATGTTGTATCGTGAAGCACGTAAGCTAACGTACTTTGTCAAGGGCTTTGATGGTGAGGGTATTCCTGCTGTACGCAGAGAATATCTATTCATTCAAATGCTTGAGACTGTTGATAAAGAAGATGCTGAATTGCTTCTTAAGATGATCAAACAAAAACCACTCAAGGGTCTACCCGCTTCTGTAATTGTTGAAGCACTAGGCGATTTCATTCCTACAGGTAAAAAGAGTTAAGTAAAATGGCGAAGCACAAGAAGTTTAAGGACTGGTACGAAGAAGACGATTACGAGTCTACTAAGAAGTACAAGAACAAAGACGGAAAACGCTACGACAAAAAGAAATCTGCCATTCAACGTGCAAGGCGTCAAAAAGCAAAACAGAAACAAAACTTCTAATCAAAGCCCCTTAATTGGGGCTTTTTTTGGTTTAAACCCTTGACTTTATTTCTGACTGTGTTATTATTAGTACATAGATTGATGAGAGAGAATTAATATGAAGCACTTGAACAATTCCTCGGGGAGTAATAATGGATAAGTTTTTACATTTAGTTTTATCAGGGTATGTAGTATTGTTATTTTTAGATATACTTCGATCGCATTATCATTACGAAAGACATAAGTTTTTGTTGTTTGACAAGCCAACTAAAAAGTGGATTGATTTCTTTAAGGATGATCATAAATGGACTATAGGTACTCTTATAGTGACATTATTATTAGGATTGATATTCGTATGAAAGATGTATTTGTAGTAGAAGCATTACGTTGGGGTGATAGAGAAGATCACACCTATGTTGTTGGTGTGTTTGATAACCTACATGATGCGTGTGAAGCATGTGTTGTTGAGGAGATGTGGCGTGGAGGTAAGTATGAATGCTTCATTAATGATTGCAATGAAATGAATATTGAAATTCAAGAGCAGAAAAAAACTCTGCTTGACGAATGGGACGTTGAAGAGTTTAACTTAGAAGTACAAAAAAGAGTCGATCAATATGATGAATGGTGGTAATATGAGTGAATTAAAAATATCAACCGAACATAACATGGTGGTACAAACCGATCCAACTATCGGATTCAGTAACGGTATGGTGTTGTGGTTGGGTGAGAAAGGTGAAACTGTCACTTTGACTGATTATGATATGGAACTGATATATCGAGCAGATGGGTTGATAAGTCAGATAGGTATGTATCGTTATTCATCAAGAACGAAAACAGAAAAAGCAAAACCAACACCTTCGATTGAGAAGAAACCTTGGTGGAGATTTTGGAGATAACAATGATTAGAGACATAGAAAACAAATCAAAAAAAGAACTCATTGAGATGCTAGAGATAGCGCAAGATGAGTATCGTAAGTTAAACGCATCTATTAAAAAACCAAACAGTGTGGTTGTAGTAACTGCACATAATCAATATGGCATGAACGAAATAATAGCGATAACAGATACAGTAAGTAAAGCCGAGTCAATTAAAAAAGGCTATAAACAAAAAACAATCGATCACGTATACGTTGAACTACAATACTGGGATATTCTGTAATGAACAAACTAATTGAACAAGCAAAACGACTTAAAGAACAAGAGGATGAAGAATGAGCGATAAGATTTTTGATTTAGAACAACGTATCATGAACTGCTGGAATGTAGTTCATGATTTAGATGACTTGTATTATTATTTTGGTGATGACCCGTTCTTCAAAGATATGGACGCAAAGCATCGAGACAAAATATGTAACTTGTTGTTGGGTATGAAAGAAATGTACCAAATAAAGTTCCAGAAGTGTATCTTTGATTTTGAGGATGTTTGTAAAGAATATCATAGTCGTAACAAACGACATGACCATGAGACTGGTGAAGATTGGCCAGACGAAGATCGTATGGATATCATAGGTCAGAACGGTAATAATGGTGAACATTATCAAGACGAATTAGCTAAAGTTTGCAAAGAAAAAAATTACAAACTTTATATGGATATTCGATAAAAAGCCTTGACAAATCCACGTAGTTTAGATACACTATACATGAATTGAGAGAAAAGTGAGAAATAATTAAGAATGATATACGTTGATCCTAATAAAGTAATTCTAGTAGACTGTGACGGTGTGCTCCTTGACTGGGAGTATGCTTTCCATGCGTGGATGACACGTCATGGCTACGTAGCAGAAGTTAATGATGTTTACAAAATGAACGTGAAGTACGGGCTTGAGAAAGCTGAAGCGAAGCGTCTATGTCGTATGTTCAACGAGAGTGCTTGGATTCGCAAGCTACCTCCTCTACGTGATGCAATCAAGTATGTTCGCAAACTGCATGAAGATCACGGTTACGTTTTCCATGCGATTACTAGCTTGAGCGATGATGACTACGCACAGCACTTACGTACTAAGAACTTGATTGAGATGTTCGGTCCTACTGTCTTCGAGCGTTACACTTATCTTGACACTGGTGCTGACAAAGACGAAGTTCTTGCGGCTTACAAAGACAGCGGTTGTCTCTGGGTCGAAGACAAGCCTGAGAATGCTGTTGTCGGTCACGAACTAGGTCTAGAAGCTATCCTTATGAACCACACTCACAACGCTGAGTTTGAACACGAAGAGATTGTGAAAGTAAACAACTGGAAAGAAATCTACGAAATGCTTGTCTAATAAATATCATTAGATGGTACACAGGGGCGATCCATCGGGTCGCCTTTTTCATAATTAGGAGAATAAGATGCCGACATATACATTTGAAGATATCAACACAGGCGAACGGTTCGAGAAGATGATGAAAATCTCAGAACTAGACGAATATAGAGAAGCGAATCCGCATCTTAAAACAGTTATCACTGGAGCGCCAGCACTTGGTGACTCTATGAGATTAGGTGTCCGTAAGACGGATGGAGAATTTAACTCACTGCTCAAACACATCAAAAAGGGAAACTCAAAGGGCTTCAAAGATTCAACAATTCAAACACGTTAACTACTACCTTAAGGATGATGCTTAATGTCAAATAGTCCAAATAGAATGACAAAAAGAGAAAAGAGAAGACTGCGACAAGAGGGTATACTAGAAGAGGGGAACACTCTTTCAACAAAGTTCCATATGAGTCCAAATATCAAACCAATGACAGACAATCAACGCATAGCGTTTGAGTCTTGGGATGACGGATACAATTTGATGCTTCACGGCATTGCTGGTACAGGTAAAACGTTTCTAGGGCTGTACTTTGCTCTCAAAGACATATCAAGCAATGACACAACACGTGATAAGATTTTTATTGTACGTTCTACAGTACCATCAAGAGATCAGGGTTTCCTACCTGGTAATCAGAAGCAGAAAGAAGCGGTTTACGAAGAGCCGTATTATGAGATTGCTACGAAGCTATTTGGTCGTGGTGATGCATATCAAATTCTAAAACAGAAGAGCATGGTTCACTTTGCGTCTACTTCTTATCTACGTGGTTGTACATTTGAGAACTGTGTGATTGTTGTTGACGAAGTGCAGAACATGTCAGATGGTGAACTACATACTATCATGACACGTGTAGGTGAGAATTCACGTATCATCTTTTGTGGTGACGTGAAACAAGATGACTTAACATCTGAGCGTAAGAAAGAAGTATCGGGTCTACGTAACTTCATGAAGATTATCGAACGCATGAAAGAGTTCGACTTTGTTGAGTTCCAGATTGACGATATCGTTCGAAGCCGTCTAGTTAAGTCGTATATTATTCAACGTGACAAGTTAGGACTATAAATAATGAATGAGAAGTATATTGGTGAAGTAGTAGAAGTAGACGGTGAACTCTATCTTGAGTTCCCGCTAGAACTTATCGAAGAGATGGGTTGGGATGAACAGACACTACTCGAATGGATTATTGAAGACGAACAAGTAACCTTAAGGGAAAAAGAAAATGGCAGAGAGAGCAAGACTTAGAGTATTCGAAGACTCTACTGGATATCGTTTTGTTAAGCAGTTAACACAAGCAGAGTGTGACGCTTATCTAGCAGACAATCCTGATCTAACACTGATTCGATAAATGCCAGCTTCAGGTATCACACGTGCAGGAGATGCACACATTGGTCACGCATCTCCTACACCTAACCCATTTCACCAGAGCACTTATAATGCTTCTGTCACGCACACGTATGCAGACGGAATCAAAGTAATTGTGAAAGGTGATACAACTGGTTGTGGTGATCCCGCAGTTGGTGCGGCTAGTCACGTGTATGCAGAAGGCATTTTAGTACATAGAATTGGTGACGCAACAGGTGGTCACGGATCATGGGTGCC